GGAACACCCCCCTCGTGGGCCATCCAGGACAATATCGTCGCCTGGCCCTGGTGTTGTATTACCGAGAGAAGATGCGTCACTGCGGAACAGCTGCTGAGGAGGTTGATCGAGCCAAAAACCGCTCTCACAACAACCCGATGGGTGGAACAGGAACGTCCCTGGTATGAATTTCCAGATAGCCATCAAGACGTATAAACGCACCCAGGTCCTGAAAGATAAGACCCTGGATATGCTCTCCAGGTCTGGCATCCCAGATCAGGAGATCACCCTGTTTGTGGTTGACCAGGGGGAGGAAGATGCCTATCGAGAAGCTTTGGGGGAAGCCAGGTACAACTACGTCCAGTGCGGCCCAGGAATCAACAATGCCGTCAGGGCTTACAGATCCCATTATCCAGCTGGAACCAGGGTTTTGCACGTAGATGACGATATCGCTGCCCTGATGAAGAAAACCGGGGAAAACGATCTCGAGGAGGTGTCTAACCTGGTGAAATACGTAGATCAGATGTTTGATATCACCGAGGCCAATGACTCCAGGATGTGGGGCGTTTATCCCGTGCAGAATGCTTATTTCATGAGGGAACACGTTACCCAGGGGCTTAGGTTCTGTTGTGCAGTATTCCAGGGGTTCATTTCTGATGGCGGAAGAGATATCAGCCTGTTTCCCGAATGCGGCAACAAGGATGATTTTGAGTTATCGATCAAACATTACCTGGTCGACGGTTCAGTGATTCGTGACGAGGCTGTAACCGTGAAAACCGCTTATTACACCAAAGGCGGCGGCGGAACAGCTGGTGATGGCCCTGGATTGAGAGAAAAACGACATTTAGATGCTGCAAATATGCTTGCTTCTAGATATCCTGATCACTGCTCTCTGGTCAAAAAGAAGGGTTTTGGAGGATTGGACATTCGTTTGAAGCGTATGCCCTATGTGAAGCTTTGCCTATCTCCAGCCCAGGTTGCACAGGAACATGCAGCAACATGACCAAATAACTAAAAAATCGTGCTCTGTTTGCCAGGAGAAAGAGGTCCAACAACTTCGATCTGACTTGGCTGACTGCAAAAAACGAAACCAGAAAAAAGACAGCAAGATCAAAGACCTTGACAAGAAGGTTTTCATCTTGACAGCTGCTATTGTCGCCGTGGGTGCTATTTTCGGCAAAGAGGCCGTAGACGCAATTACTGAGTGGATCGGCAGTTTCAATGAGATCAAATCAAATGTCGACGGCATAACTGGCCTTAGACATCCTTCTCCTGGGGCATTACCCTTGTTTGCATTCGCCTGGTTGGCTGGGGGTTCTAGAAAAAGGAAACGGTAGTGGATAACCCTGAAGAACAGCAAGGAAACAGCAATGGAAAGCTGGAACGCCCCTGGTTGAAGGAATACCAGTTCAAGCCAGGCCAGTCCGGTAACCCTGGAGGTCGCCCCAAAGGCTCTGTGAGCATTGAGGCCGAGCTTCGTAGACGCCTGGCAGACGGTGAATCTGGGGAGAAGATCGTCCAGGGGCTGGTTACCCAGGCTCTCAGACAGGCCCTGGGTGGTGATTACAAGTTCTTCAACATGATCCTCGAGCGTATCGACGGCAGGATCGCGGATCGCCTGGCTGGTCACGATGGAGGCCCATTGTTCAGTGACGAAGACATGACCAGGCTGAAGAACCTGGCAGCTCAGACTGACGATTGGCGGGATTGAGGTGCGTATCCAGGGGGGAAAGGCCCACCAGAGGGATTACGCCCAGAAGACCGTCACCTGGTGTCTCAAGAGATTGAAGCTGGACACACTTCGGACCCTGGATCTGGATGTAAGGCTGAAGCCGCTGGATGACTGCTGCGGATGGTGCAAGCCCCAGGGGGAGAGCAATAGGGCATTCCAGCTCGTTATCGGCACCAACCAGACCCTACGCAACTTCGTGATGACGGTTGTCCATGAAATGATTCATGTGAAGCAGTATGCTAGGGGCGAATGGTTGATAGACGGGGAGCCTGAAGCCTGGGGAACCCAGGAAATACTTACCGACGAACTCTGGAAAGGGGATGTTCTATGAACTACGACGAAGATGCTGATCAACAGCTCGTGCTTTTGGGTGATTTTGAAGAGGCCCTGGTGGGCGTGTGTATGGACGTATCCCACCACAGTGCTGCCGTCTACTCGACTCAGAAGATCCTTGACATCATGGTGTGGCGTGACCGGATGGATCCAGCTGAGGCATTTGAGTATTTCAACCACAACATCTTCACGAATCTGAATTCTGAAGGGAATCCTTTGTTCCTCAAAGACCTTCGTGACGAGTTGATTGCCTATCCGGCGCATGTCCCGTGATGTCTGATGATTTCCTGGATCAAGATGAGATTCTGGCCCTGTGCCGCATTTCCCCCTGTTGGTTCGCCACCTACGTCATGGGGTTCAACCAGGGCGTGTTGCACAAGAGGCTCCACAGCCACCTGGATGAGCACGAAAACTGCTACATCGAACTCCCCAGGGGGCACGGGAAAACGTCCCAGATGATCTCGAGGTGTGCGTGGGAGATCGGCAAGAACCCGAATATCAGGATCAAATACATCCAGCAGAGTGACCGGGACGCATCAAAGACCACGGCACTGATCAAGAACATCATCGAATCGACTAAGTACCAGGCAGTATTCCCCCATATCGAACCCGTTAAGGACTTTTGGGGCAACACCGATTTCAAGGTCAAGGGCGACAGCTGGCAGCGCGACAGCACGATGGAGGCCAAAGGCATCTTTGGTCGAGCTGGTGGCCGGGCAGATATCCTGATTGCGGACGATATTTGCGACCTCAGGAACTCGATTCAACAGCCATCACTCAGGAACCAGGTCAAGGATTTCTGGGTGAACAACTGGCTTCCGATGCGTGATTTCACCTCTGGGAAGACGCCCAGGACCTGGAAGATCGGCACTTGCTACCACGTTGACGATATTACGTCTGACTGGAGGCATCAGCACAAGGATGACGGTGCTTTGCTCAGAACCCCGGTCCAGGGCTTCGATTCCCCCTGGCCCGAGGAAATCACACCGGAGAGGATGGAGAGCATTCGGGAGGAGATAGGCCCCGTGGCCTATGGCCGTGCCTACGAACTTTCCCCGATCAGTGCTGAAACGGTCATATTCTCAGGCGACTGGCTGATTTCATCGTACTACGAGGGGGAATACCCCAGCCTGGGCGAGATGGTGGCATCCTTCGACTTCGCATTCAGCGAGGGGAGGACTGGGGGAGATCCCGATTACAGTGTGTGCCTCATCGGCTGGTTGACTCACGATAACCACCTCTACCTGGTGGACATGCTGAGAGTCCGCTCGACGTTCCCTGAGTTCTCCAGGAGGGCAATGGGGCTGTGCAGCCACTATGGGGTCGGAAGGGGCGTAGGGGAGGCTAACGGGCCTCAGAAGGGCCTTGTACAACAGCTCAATGAGACAGCCAGGTTTCCGATCATGCCAGCCAAGAGGACCACAGACAAGGTCACCAGGGCGGCATCACGCCAGGCCTACGTTGAATCAGGCCGACTTCACCTGCCCCTGGACTCTGCGACCGGGAAAAGAACCCACACGGCCACGTTCAATGACCTGTTTGATGAGATGACATCGTTTCCAGTAGCGGGTCACGATGACACGGTCGATGCCTGCATAGACCTGATGGACCTGGCTACCATCTCAAAGCCTCCCCCGAAGCCGACCAGGATCGAACGTAACTCCAGCTTCAACAGGATTTACGGTGAATAAAAACCCCTCGCCTACACCGCGTAAGCAAGGGGTGGCGCGTTATCTCGAACCAAGTGAAGTTCAACGCGCGTGCCACAACTATAGCCCGCATCGTGTGGCCCAGGTTGCGATGCAAGCCGAAACGGTAAGAAAACCGTTTCCAACCGATGTTATTCGGGACAACACCGTAGACCAGGTGCGTTATAGTCCTGTACATGGCAAACCCAGAGCAAGCTCGAAACAACAAGGGACGATTTGCAAAAGCCGAAGATGGGGAGATCGTGCCTAACGAAAACCCCAGGGCGGTAGTAGATCCACCCTTCGCATCAGTAGTCGAGCTTCAACGCTCCTACATCACCCATTTCACCAAGGTGCTTCGTCGTTCAGACATGGCCTTGCGGAAGGATAGGCGGCTCCAGCGGCAAATGCGCCGCGATCCCGATGTAATGAGCCCGTTGTTCCAGCGGCAATCGGCTGTTGCGCTCCTGGAATGGGAAATCAAGCCGGAAGACGAGGATGACCCCAAACAGGTTGAGCAAGCTGCCGTCCTGGAGAAGATATTCAAAACCAACCTCGAGAGGCCGTTTGAGTTCTTCACGACGTTGCTTGACGCCACCTGGTATGGACCGGCAGCTGTCCAGGTGACTCCAGAGATGAAAGGCGGTTTCGTGGTCCCAGGTGAGTGGATGCCGATTCACTCCGACACCCTGGCGTTCACTGAATATGGCGATTTGAGCATTTACGTCGGGTTGAGGTATGACGGGGAGAAGGACACCGGGCCTTACGGAATGATCCACACCCTGGACGAAGATGAGCGCAAGCTTGTCATTCTGCACACGCATGGCCGCCAGGGGCCTGATTACGAAGTCCCCGAGGAAGCCGCATTTGCCTACGCCGGTCGAGGCTTGAGGGACGTTGTCTGGTTCTACTGGATGATGAAGCAAACCGCTCTCCAGTTCTGGATGACCTGGATCGAGCGATATGGCATGGGAATCCGGGTCGGAACCTATCCCGATGGCAATAACGCGGCCAAGGACGTTATGGAGGAAGTCCTCCAGAACCTGGTAGGCGACGTTTCAGTG